ACGGCTACAAAGCCCCGAACGGTGACCTGACTCTGGATTGGGAAACCAAAATGCTTCAGTATTACCGTGGCCGGAACTTTGCTATTGGTCGGTACGATGTGGATGAAACCAATTTCGCCCTGACCGTTGGCAATGCCCTGAAAGTGTTCCTGAATAGTCAGGTGATCCCGGAAGTTGACTGCCTGCGTATTGCTGCCGCTGCTCAGGGTGCTGTTGCTCACGGCAAGGTTGTTGCACAGGCTACCTCCGACATTACCGCTGCCAATATCCTTGACCTGCTGATGACGGATATCACCTCCGTTCAGGACAAGATTGGCGAAACCGAACAGCTTTACATTCAGATTTCCACCAACCTGAAGGGACTTCTGGAACGGTCCTCCCAGATTGCCAAATACCTGAATGTGCGTGACTTCAATGTCCGGTCTGCCACGCTGAAGATTGAGGCCCTGAACGATCAGTATCTGATCGGCACTCCCTCCGGCTATATGCACAGCGTATTCGGCCTGAATGACGGCGCAACCGCCGGGCAGACTGTTGGAGGCGTGACATTCACCGACCTCGGCGCAAACATTAACTGGATTATTGCGGCTCGTCCTGCGGTAGATGCTATCGCCCGTCCGCAGATCAGCAAGGTTATTGATCCTGATGTGAACCAGGAAGGCGAGTTCTGGAAAATCATGTTCAGCATCTATCATGGTTGCTGGGTGTATGACAACAAGGGTGACGGCCTGCTGGTCAACCTCGACACCGCTTCCGCCGATGATCTGACGGTTGCTTCTGAAGCCGGAACCGCTGCCGTCGGTGATTCTGTTATCACCGTTTCCGGTGTGGCTCCTGCTGGCTTCAAGTACGTCTGGAAGGCCGCTTCCGGTACTGCTCCGTCCGTTGCTATCGGCACTGCCCTGAAGGCTTCCGATGGTTGGGCTGACCTGCCTGCTGGCGGTATGATTTCCACCACGAACGCCTACAAGATCACCGTTGCCCTGGTTGCGGCGAACGGTCAGCCGATTGCCTACGGCACCGGCACTGTTGCGGCGAAAACCGCCTAATGAGGTGATTCAATGAGCGCAATTGTAGACTATACGTTCTATGCGGATACCTACAAAGGGAGCGAGGCTGATGAAACCTCGTTCCCTGCGCTCAACGCTCACGCTTCCCGGGTTATTGCCAATATGACCCGCTGGCAGGTGGATGAAACCACCATTGACGAACTCCCTTCACTTATTCAGACCTTGTACCGGCTGGCGGTCTGTTCCCAGATTGATTTCCTCGCTATAAACGGTATGGAAAGCATTTCCGGCGGGAATGATACCGGGTTCACAGTCGGAAAGGTGAGGGTTGACGGCAATAGCAAAGCCAGCGCAGGCGGTGCGATGAGCGCAAGTGTATCCCCTGCGGCTATTTCCTATCTTGAGCAGACCGGACTTATGAACCCGGCTGTTCCTGTTGCGGGGTGTTATCCATGCTGAGACCGATTCCGGCAAAGATCATGAGAAGCACCGCCACGGTAAAGGCCTGCACGGGCGTTGATCTGTATCAAAACCAGACCTATGAGGAATACACAGTAAAGGGTGTTCACCTTCAGCCTACAAACGAAATCCGAAAGACCGCAGAAAATACCGATTGCGTTTTGCGGTCAATCCTTTTCGTTGATAAGCGGCACAGCAAACCCGACCTTGATTGGTGGGCGTTGTTTAATACGGCTCATAAGATCGGCGGGGACGTGCGGGTGACCGTCCGTGGCGAAGAATACACCGTGTTCACTGTTGAAGAACTCAGGGACGATACCGACACTTTCCACCATTTGGAAATCGGTTTGAGGTAACAATATGCCGATAAAGATCAGGATTGATGCTAATCAGGTTGGCGCAAAGGTCATGACGGCATGGAAGGACAGTCTGACTGCCCTTTCGGAAGAAATCCTTGCCGATTGTAACGAATACTGCAAGGAAGATCAGCACACGTTGATAGATTCCTCGCTTGCCGCTTCCGTTCCGTCGGAAGGAAAGCTGATATGGGAAACCCCGTATGCGAAAAGGCAATATTGGGCGATTAAAACGAGTCTGACCCCTGGCAGGACGTGGAAATGGTGTGAAACAGCAAAGCGGAAGCATAAAAAACGCTGGAAAAGTTTAGCTGAAAGGGGGTTAAGGGAAAATCTATGACCATTATCAATGCGGCTATGGAATCCGTAATGCATTTGATAAACGGGCTTGGCCTGTTTGCCCTTATCACCCGGGGCGCACTTGGAACCGGAAACGGGCTTGTGTGTGAAGTTGGTCCGAGTGGCCCTGAAGAAGTATACATGGACAAAAACCAGTATATCATTCTGGACTTTACGATCAACGGAAAGCACGCAAACCTGCAAACGCTATCGGACGATATGAACCGGATTCATCAGGAATTAACGATGCTTCATGAATACCCTTCCGGGGACGATTGGAACATTGTAGATATTACAACCCTGACGGAACCGCAGATTATTGGCCGGGAAGATAACAATGTGTGGCTTATGGCTTCCGCACTGAATGTGAAAATCGAAACGAAACTGTGAAAGGAGAACTAATCTATGGATGCAGTATGGGTAAATGAACTGTATATTGCTACCGCCCCGGCGGCAACCCAAGGCGGCGAACCTACGTGGTCGAAGCTGTGCAAAGGCATTGAGGGAATGACCTTCAATGAGAACGAACAGAATCAGCAGGCGTTTTTCCTCTGCGGTGAGGGTTTCGCTCATAACGAGGTTACCGGTGCGGCTCCTGAACTGGTTATCACCGGCAAGCGTGTTGTCGGGGATACGGCGCAGGATTATATTGCCGGGAAGCAGTTCCTTCTGGGCGCGGATCGGAACTCCAGCGTGAAGATTATCTCCGGTGGAAAGCAGATTGTCTGTGATTGCTCTATCGGGGCTATCAGTTCATTCGGCGGTCAGACGCTGGACGTGAACGCCTTCGGATGTACGCTCCGGTTCAATGGCAAGCCCACCGTGACGGATGCAACCTGATGATGCGGGGCGGGGCTATAATTCCCCGCCCCTTTTTTACGAAAGGAAGGTCATAAGAATGTTTTTTAAACGTGAAATAAATCCTTTCCCGGTTTCGGATAAAATCCGGTTCCGGAACATTGATAAAGTTTTCGATGCGGTTGTCCGTTCTGATGCCTCCTCGCTGGTTATCGGCCTAAAGAAGGTGAATGATCGACTTTCCGCTATGACAGACGAAACCCCAGAAGCGGAACGGCTTTCTGCCGCCCGTTTTTTTGCAGATACATTATTCGGGAAAGATCAGGGCGGGGCTTTCTGCGAGTTTTATAACAATGACCCGCTGACGATCATTAACGCCTGCGGAATGTACTTCCGGGAAAGGCTGAGTAAAAAGATCACCAGGGCACAGAAAAAATGAAGCTACAGGACAGGCTACCGGAAGGGGTAACGGTTGACGGGAAATTTTACCGGCTGGATTTTGATTTCCGGAACGTCCTGCGGATGATGGATGAATTAGACCGGGATGACGTGATGCCGGAAGCAAGGTCATATAATGCCCTTAAATGCCTGACAAACAGGCCGAGAAACGTGGAGAAGGTATTGCAGGCGGTAAAAGGTCTACTCTTTGAGCAGAAGCCGAAAAAGGATGCAAAGAAGGTCACAGATTTCGTACAGGATGCCTGGATGATTCGGGCAGCGTTCCGTCAGGCGTATGGAATAGACCTTTACCGGGATAAACTGCACTGGCTGGAATTTTCTGAATTGCTGAACGCTATCCCGGAAGGATCAAGATATACAGAGGTTATCGGAATCCGGGCAAGGCCGATGCCGGCGGCTACAAAGTGGAATGCGGAAGAAAGGCAATGGCTTTTGAAAGCGAAAATGGATGTGGCCTTGCATCTTTCCGAAAAGGAACAGGCGAAACAGTATGAGGAAGATGTTGGAAAAATCTTCGCAGGACTGATGAATATGATAGCCAAAGGAAGTGGGAATAATGGCTGACGGTCAGGTTGTATTTGAAATTACCGCCGATGGTAAACACGCAATAGCAAGCGTGAGGGATATCACAAACGCCATCGACAGGGAAACCCGGAATTGGGATCGGGCTACACAGCAAAGCACAGCCAGTATGGAATCGTCCTTTATGGGGACGGTCAAAAAGATTACCGCCGTGATCGGTGCCGCACAGATCGGAAAAGCCATTCTGAACTGGGGAAAGGCCGCTATTGATGCCGCTTCCGATTTGGCAGAGGTTCAGAACGTTGTAGATGTAACGTTCGGGGACGGAGCGAAACAGATTGATTCCTGGGCGAAAACCGCCGGAAAGCAATTCGGTTTGACGGAAACGCAGGCAAAAAAATTCACGTCCACCCTTGGGGCTATGATGAAGTCTGCCGGAATGTCCGGGGATGAAATCATCGGGATGTCAACCGACCTTGCCGGTCTGGCGGCTGATATGGCATCGTTCTATAATCTGGACTTTGAAACGTCCTTCCAGAAGATCAGAAGCGGCATATCCGGCGAAACGGAACCCCTGCGGCAGCTTGGCATTAACATGTCCGTTGCGAACCTTGAAGCCTTTGCTCTGGAAAAGGGGATCACGAAATCTTTTAACGCCATGAGCCAGGCAGAGCAAACAATGCTCCGGTATCAATACCTGATGCAGGCCACGGCTGACGCACAGGGGGACTTTGCCAGGACTTCTGACAGTTTTGCAAACGCTTCCCGCCGGGTGGAAGCCGCCCTTGATACGATCAGCACAAAGGGCGGTCAACTCCTGCTCTCCGTTATCGACCCTCTGACAAGTGGGCTTGCGGATTTCCTGACGAAGATTACAACCCAGCCGGAAAGCACGATTTTTGATGATTTCAACGAAATCGAACTTGACACCGCCGGGAAGATGGCCGACCTTGAACAAACATACAACAAGGCGCAGGACATTATCAATCTTCTCAAAGAAATAAGCGAACAGACCTTGACGCTGAAAGACGGGTCAACGGTCACGTTTGAGGAACTGTTCAAGGATATCGGGAACGTTGAGAAGAACGGCGGCGATGTTAGAGGATATCTGGAAGGGCTTGGCGTTGACGTTGATCTTGTTATCCAGAAATATCAGGTCTGGAAAGAATCAACAAGGCAGTTAACATCCCTTGTTCCAAGTTTGACGGCGGCGATTGACTCTGAAACGGGAGCGATTAACGGCGGCACCGGTGCGCTTCAAAAGAATCTGGACGAATGGAAAGCGTATCAGGAAAAGAAAATTGCCTGGGCGGCGTATTACGCCAAAGAACAAGCACTTGCAGAGAAAAAAGGATCAATGTACCTTGACGAATTTGATGCAGGTGCGGCAAGACAAGCGGCTAAGAGACTCCGGGAACAAATGCAAGAAACATACGGCGCGGAATTTGATGAAAATGGCGCAATTTCTTACAACACCGCTGTTGCCATGTCCGGTTCCGGCCCTGATTCGCAATGGTTCAAGGACGTTGCCGCATACAACAAACTTCTGACGGATCAATGGGAAAAGGAAAAAACCCTTGGTGAACAAGCAGGCGACCTTGCAGAAGCAGAGCAACAGCTTGCAGACGGTAAAGCGGCTCTGATTGAAAAATACGGAGAAGAAGAAGAAGCCGCTAAAGATGCCGGGGACGCTGTGGAAGATTACGGCGGGAAGTCTGCTGCCGCATGGAAGGAAACAACCAGTGCGGTATATGAATCTGTAAAAGCCCTGACGGATTATGTAAAGAGCGTTCATGATGCCACGGAACAGGCCGTGAACAGCGTTGTAAAGGGCTTTGATATTATTACCCGCCCGACAACCGAACTGGAAACGAAGCAGAGCAAACTTATTGAGCAACAAAACAAACTGGATCAGTCTACAGAGGAAGGGAAAAAGAAATATCAGGAACTTGAGAATCAGATAGACGAACTGAATAAATCAATGGATCAGTATTCCCCGAAAACAATGCAGGAAGGCCTTGAAAGTCAGATTGCATTTATGGATGAATACATCCAAAATCTGGAAAAAGCCCGGGAAATGACAGATGAGGATGGAAACAGGATCATTTCTGATGAACTGTTGGCATCCCTTTCGGATGGATCGGTAGCCAGTGCTGAATACCTTTCACAACTGGTTGCGAATCCAACGCAGGCCGTGGAAGTGAATAAACTTTTCCAACAGGTACAGGAAACGAAAAAAGGCTTTACCGATGCCCTGACCCAACAGAAATTAACTGTTGACGAAACCTATGATGCAATGGTAGCGAAAGCCAGGGAAGCCGTATCAGAAATGAATCAGGGTGATGCGGCAGCGGCAGCAATGGGGAGTACAGTTTCCGGTCTGGCGGCTGGTATTTCTTCCCACGTTTCGGAAGTGTCAGCGGCGGTTAATTCGATTATTGCTGAATTGGATCGGCTGAACGGTTACGGGGTTAGTATTGATTTAGGTTCTTTCGGTTCGATCAACTTTGGGGCGGCTATTGACGGAGCGTTTGAAACCGGCCTCGATTACGTTCCTTTCAACGGGTTTCTGGCAGAACTGCACGAAGGAGAGGGCATCCTCACGGCGGAAGAAAACCGGGTTTGGCAGAGGTTTAAAAATGGCGGCATTGCCTCCCGGAATGTGGATTATGACGCATTAGGCGCAACGATGCGGGATAACGTAAAACCCGGCGGGGATGTATACCTTGACGGGCGTGTTGTCGGATCGGTTATTTCTGCGCAACAGGGAAGGTCATACAGACAACTTCAAAGAAGCGGGTGGCAGTCATGATTATTTTTGATGGGGTGGATCTCCAAAGTGTGGCGGGGGTCAAAATTGAGGATATCAGGGTATCCCCGATTGAATTTAATCCGGTATCACGCCAGAGGGCTGTTTCTGCGGGGTCTTATTTCGTCCGTAACCGGTGCGGAACTCGAACCGTGGCAATTACCTTCGCTTTGCTTACAGAGAATAAAATCGCCCGTCATGCGGCTTTAATGGCTATATCCGCATGGGCGAAAACGGATGCGGAATATAAGCTGGAATTGCCTGGATATCCGAATCATTATCTGATGGCTGTCTGTACCGGAAAGCCGGAACCTTCCATGCGCCAGTGGTGGGAAGTAAAACTGCGGCTTGTCTTTACCTGTTTTGATAATCCGTTCTGGAATGACCGGATAGAAAAAAGTATAGCTTGCGGAACGTCCTTCCGGGTGATGGGGGACGCTCCACCGCTGATGCGAATTGAAAGAACGTTATCTGCGGCGGCAAACGATCAAAGCTATGGTCTGGACGGAAAAACGATCACTTTCAGCACGATTCCGGCGGGAAATCTGGTGATTGATCTTGACCGGCAGACAGCAGCGGTTGGTAACACGTCCATAATGGGTGCTTATAACGTCAATAGCCGGTTTCTGGTGCCGAGGACGGGGGTTCAGACGGTAACGGGAACCGGCACGGTTATATGGCGTGAAAGGTGGCAATAATGGAGTATATCTTTCTGAATGCCGCCGGGCAGACGTTATTTACCCGGACGGATATAGAATCCGGGCATTGGGTTCAGCAGGAAATGTCCGTCAATGCTGATTTCCCTTTCGTCCCGGGAAAGGTGATCCAGATCGGACAGCGGATTGCGTTCCGTGACCCGGCAACAGATAACATAGAGGTTTTTGAAATCCGGAATGTGGTAAATGCGGAAGCGGATCATTATCAGCAGATTACCGCTGAACATATCGTCATTTCGGAATTGTCAGACGAACATATTGACAAAACGGAAATCACGGATAAAACGGCGGCGCAGGCTCTTGCAACCGTCCTGACCGGGACATTATGGAGCGCGGGGACGAATACCGCCAGCGGGACGCAATCGGCAGATATCAGCCGGGGAAGCGTGTGGAACGCCATTAGCACGATACAACAAAACTGGAACGTGTATATTATTCCCCGGGTTGTTATATCGTCTGCTGGGGCGATTACAGGCCGTTATCTGGATATTATGCCGGCACATGGAACCTTCCGGGGCGTTCGGCTTTCTGTCCGAAAGAACCTTCTTGACCCGATTGTAACCTACGATGATACAGATGTTCTGACCGCCCTTTATGGGTATGGCGGGAATATAGATGTTGAGGTAGAAGGGCAGGATGACACTACAGAAGAACTGACATTCAAAGATATTGTCTGGTCTGCTACAAGCGAACATCCTTCCAAACCGTCCGGGCAGACCTATCTTGAATGGCCAGAAAAAACGGCGATTTATGGCAGGAACGGCAGGCCACGGTTCGGGTATTATCAGAATGGGAATATCAAAGATGCTTCCATCCTGCTTCAGAAAACGTGGGAAGCCCTTAAAAAAACGTGTGACCCGAAAATCAGTATATCCGGAACCTTGGCTGATTTATATCGCCTTGGTTATAAGGATCAGCCTGTATGCCTTCATGATATCGCCATCGTGGAAATTGAGGAAACCGGGGAAGTATTCCAGAAAGAAATCATCATGAATGATGTTGATTTGGTTGATCCTACTGGAAGCCGCCCCGAAATTGGAGATTATATCCCGAATATCATCTATATTAACCGGGATACGGAAGAAAAGGCCAGCGGCGGCGGTGGCGGCGGTGGCGGTGGACGTGGACAAACCAACGAAGAAAAAGAGGAAGTCGATACCTGGACTGCTTTTGAAAAAACGGATCAACGGATCGGAATGGTTGTCGGAACCCGGAACGGCGGCTATTATATCCGGGCTGGTCAGATAGCACTTGAAATAAACAAAACCGGTGAAGACGGAAGCTATGAAAGTGCTGCATATATTGAAGCGGATCATATCAATATTTCCGCAAATGAGACCGTCCATACATTAGCCGGATCAATCGTCTATGATACGGACGGGAAATTGAAAATCATAGATGCTGGCGGTTTATACGTCCAGCGGACATCGGGCGGAACAACAGTTACCGTTGGCGTGTGGGATGAAGGCAACCTGACCGGCGGCGTAATGGTGCAGAAGATCAACGGGCAAAGCGGCGTTAAAATTTCCGGAGACGTTATTGATATTAACGGTTCAAGTATTTCAATTAGCGCAGACCGTATTGACATTAACGGTCTTGTTAGCAAATTAGCCGCATTCCGTATGGCGGTCACAGATTTGCACGTTACGGGTGGGTGCGTCATTGACGGACATACAGGGTGCAGCAGTTTGACGGTTTCCGGTGATTTCCGTGTGAACGGAACGTTATTTAGCCCAGATCTTAAAACAGCAACATTCTACACCTATACGCTGGGAAGCAGTTATTGGTTTGTGGATTCAAACGGGAACAATCATCAAGGCCGTCTTGTGACAGGTTCAACGGAAAACTCGATTAGCTATTATGGCTAAAGGAGGGCAAATGGCAAAAGGTCTTTATACGAACTCCGAACTGGTTGACAGCATTATCCTTGATCTAAACAATTTGCCAAAGGAATTGATTGACGGGCAATTTATCCAGGGGTGCAGCCTGATAGCACAAATGTCCCAAAAGCTGATAAACCTTCGGCAGACGATTGACAGCGATTTGAAAAGCCGGGATAAAACAATCGAAAGCCTTAAAGCTGAGATCAGAAACCTTGGCGGCGAGGTTATAGACGTGAAAAGTGAGGTGCTTGAAAATGGCAGTAATTGAAACATGGTTTAACCAGGATTTGCAAAAGCCCGTACAGGTGAACTATCTTGACGGAAACCTGTTTAGCAACAACGGCAACGGCAACAGGATCGGGGTTGTTGTCACCAATAACGGCGAAGCCGTCACGCTGACCGGAACGGTATCCGGGTATGCGGTTCTTGCGGACGGGACAGAAGTACCCTGTACGGGTACACGTTCCGGCAACAAAGCATCTATTCTCATTCCACCGGCGGCATACCTTCCCGGTCAAATCCTTATGTCTATATTCCTGACTGATGGCAACACGGTTACAACACTGGCGGCGGTATCATCCTCTGTGCTTCGAGTCCGCACAGATAATCAGGTTGATCCCGGTTCTGTGGTTACTGATTGGACGCAGACCATTAATGCCGCAATGCAGGACGTGGTTGATGCCGCAGAAGGTCTTGAAGATATTGTTGCGACACCTTATGAGGAATTGACTTTCCCCGTACCGCTTGGCGCATACACGATTTATAACCATAATCTGTACCGCTGCACAACGCCTATTGCGACAAGCGAATCATTCACGGCGGCGCATTGGTCAGCCAAAACTAACTTGGGGCAGGAGCTTTCTGATTTAAATAGGGCTTTTGATTTATATATTGCTTGGCACGCTGACGATGTTAATTATACGCCTATAAGCATAGGGGACGTTGACACCTCTTACTATGTCACGGTAAGCAACACAGGAAAAATCTATTTTAACGCTCAGGTAGAAAATTATGGGGCATACAAAATTGAGGTCAAGCCGAACACTCAATATAAAATTTATAATTACGCCTATTATGGCCAAAAGTGGGCAATCACAGACAAAAACAATGCCATGTTACAATATGACGAAACGATTTATAACGAGAATGTGCTTACACCTGTATGCAGTGTTGTTATAACTGACGAAAATGCAAAATGGCTATATTTGCCGTATCGTAATGCTGTTGCAAATGTAAAAGACTCAACCGCGCGTATCAGGCTGATCGGGGGAATTGTACTTGAACAGTCGGAAGAACAGGGCAAATTAACATTAAGCGGATATTGGAACGCATCAAGCACTACACAGGGATATTATTTCCCTCAGGTTGATAATGTATACACCACAAAAGTATTCCCAGTGAAGAAGGGGGACAATATATTTTGTTATGGATTTGATATCTATAATATAGCGGCTTATGCCTTGTTTGATGACGAGTTTAAACCTGTCTTACTATCAAACAATTTGACATATAAAAACAGTGCAGAAGTAAACAGCGCAATTGTAAGCGTTGAATCTGACGGATTTTTGCTGTGTACGCAAAGAAACGCTATAGGCAGTAGTGACGCATTTCAACTTGATACACCGACACAAGCAACAAAGGGGAAAAAATGGGACGTTATTGGTGATAGTTTCAGCGCTATAAATACTCTATCGGGAAAGCCGAACTATGTTGATATGATAAAAACCGCTCTGGGATTTGATACTGCAAATTATGGAGTTGGTGGTACTGGATACGGTAGTCAGCACGGTAACAATTCATTTTACAACAAAGCATTGAGCATCCGAACCAATGCAGATGTTGTAACCGTATTTGGCTCGTTTAACGATTTACGGTCATCGGACAGTCCGATACTTGGAACGGTTGACGATACGGACACGACAACACTCGCAGGAAGCATGGCAACCACATTTTCAAACATTCGTGCAACAGCACCCGATGCAATGATTTTGTGCATTGCTCCTTCTCCGTGGCAGACAAACAATAATGTAACTGGGCGTGCGTCATGGGCGTCAATAAATCCTTGGGACTACGTAGATATGTTGGAAAAAATCTGCAAAAAATATAATGTGGTATACCTTGACTTGTATCATTACAACGACACATATCCTTGGATAGCATCCTTCGTATCAAAGTATCAGGCAGACGGGACACACCCGAACAGCATGGGACATTACAAATATATATACCCATTTGTAAAAAATAAAATCCTTGATATGTTGGATTAAAAGAAAGACTTTAAATCAATTTAACCAGACTAACTGAAAGGAGATTTTAACATGGATGAACGGGTAAATATTGAAGTTTCCGGAGATGATCTTGATCTCATTTTGAAGTATATGAAATGCTGCGGAGCAGACACGGTTCAAGATGCGATTATGTCCGCTGTTGGCTTTGCCTATGCCTCATTTGATGACGGGATGTGACAGCGGGACATTCCGCAAGAATCAAAAGGGGAAGCCGGAAAAGGAAACCGGCTCCCCTATTTTTTATGGGGGTGAGTAGATGCCTAAAGGATCGGAACTGGCACGGGTGGGCTGTCCGTATCTGGGTGTGAAGTATTCCGAAATGGATTGCCAGGCTTTCGTGGAAAGGTGCCTTTCTGATATCGGCCTGCGAAAAGACCTTGCCGGAAGCAATGCATGGTATCGGTACATCATGAAAAACGGCTGGGTTGGAAGCCCGGAAGAATGCAAGGCTTTGTTTGGGACAATCCCGGATGGTGCTTTCCTGTTCATTTTGAAACATGACGGAAAGGAACCAGAGAAATACCGCCGGGACGGAATCGGCAACGCTTCACATATCGGGATTTATACCGGCCTATCCGGGCAGGAAATGGTTGATATTGCCATGCGTTCCGGTGATAACCGGGCGGTCAATTATAAATTTGGGGACGGGGCTATCAATTCCAGCAGTACGCATGGGGCGGTTTCTACAAGTAAATTCGCCGGGAAATCCATCAGCGGCGGTTGGAATCAGGTTGGCCTGTGGGATGCTATCAGCTATGGGGAACCGATTGACAGTATTATTCACGGCGGGGAACATTCCCACGAACCAGAACCGGGAGGGGAAACGATGATTGCAACAGTTTATTCAGATAACGGAAAGACGGTCAATTTCCGGAAGAAATCCAGCACGTCTGCGGCATTGGTAGATCAGATACCCATTGGCGAACAGGTAGAAGTAACGGATAAAGGTCCAGAATGGAGCAAATGCAAATGGAAGGGAAAAACCGGGTATATCATGACGCAGTTCCTATTATTCGGGGAACCAGCCCCCGGTGAGGATACAGACCCAACACCCGCCCCGGAAGGGACGATACTTGTAAACCGGGAAGAACTTGAACGGGCTTATGACATAATCGGGAATCTGTTGGGTGTTAGGGGGTGAAGGAAATGGAACCGGGAATCATTATCAGCATCGGTGCCTTGCTTGTTTCGCTCGGTGGGCTGATCCTTTCCAGCCGGAAGGATACCCGCACGGATGCGGCGGCTAATGCCATTATCCAGACCAAACTGGATAGCCTGATAACCGGCGTGGACGATATCCGGGTGGAAATGCGCACGATGCGGGACACCATCGGGGATCACGGGGAACGGCTTGCACGGGTGGAAGCACGGGCGCAGAGTAATACACACAGGCTGGATGCTCTGGAAGGAAAGAAAGGAGAATGAAGATGTTTGATTGGAAATCTTGGCTCAAGGCGGCTCTGATCCGGGCGGTTCGGACGTTTGCTGAATCTGCGCTTGCGTACATCGGAACCGGGGCGGTTGTCCTGGGGGATGTAAACTGGCTGGGCGTTCTTTCTGCCGGCGGTTTCGGTTTCGTCACGGCGATTTTGCTTGCGCTGGCAACCGGCCTGCCGGAAGCAAAACCGCCTGAGATTGAATAATACACGCACGGGTTTGCACGGGTGTAATATTATTGATTAAAAACGTTACACGGGTGCAAATCTTCCAACGCAATCCAATGATTGTTTAATGCAATCCAACGCAAAACCGCCCCGGGGAAACCCGGGGTTTTCTTTATTTTTAGCCATCTTTCCTGCTTTTCAAAAAAAATTAGCTTTTTTTCAAAAAAAGGCTTTACAAACTATGCGGATAGTATTATACTATAGATGTTCCCGGAAGGGACGATCAAAGAAATGGAGGGCTAACACGATGACAAAGTTTGAAGCGGGCAGGAAGTACAACATGCGGAGCATCTGCGATCATGAATGCGTTTGGACGTACACGGTGAAGGCCAGGACGGCGCAGACCGTCACCCTGGTGGATGAAAAGGGCGAGGAAACGAAGTGCAGGATTAGCTGCTGCGGAACCATTGAGGAAATTGTACGGCCGCTTGGGAAATACAGCATGTGCCCGATCCTGAGAGCAAGCCGGGCGTGCTGATGAAATCATGAAGCGATGACACCGGCAGACGGGGCCTCCACCGGAGACCTCGTAGCCGCTGCCAGACAGCGGGGAAAGTGAGGATAAACAATGAACGCCATTTACACCGTGACCATTTATAACGAGACCGGAAAGATCGTTGATTATGCGAGCTTCAACCATAAGTATGAGGCTGAGATCTACGGCAGGAACGCCGTTGGAACTAATTACAGATTGAACTTCTCCGTTAAGAAGATCGAACTCTGATCCCGGCAGACAGCCCCCGGAACTCCCGGAGGTTGTAGCCGGAACCAGATTCCGGAGAAAGGAAGGGCTAACAAATGACCATGAAGGAACGGCTGGAGATTCACCGCCAGATCGAACGGGAGAACGAACGGAAGCTGAAGGAATGGAAGGAGGGCAAAGCGGCATGACACAGCAGGAAATGGCATTTGATGTTGCAAACCGGTATCTTCACGGGAGCGATATCGAAAAGCAGGCTATTCTTTCCTGCTTCACCGATGAGGAAAAGAAAGTTTTCCTGACCTTTGCCGGGTATTTTAAACTTTACAGCGATCAGCGGTATTATGACGCCGTGAAGAAAGCCGTTTGTGGGCAGTGCTTAAAAGAGATCTACGGATGACAGATGCCGACCCGGGGCGGCTAATCCCCGGGAGAAAGAAGGGCTAACATGGCAATCATTATTAACGCAAACCGGGAAGGTTACGGTATCGACCAGATCAAGAACACGATGACCGTTGGCGAACTGATTGACGCACTCAGCGATTTCGACCCGGAAACCCAGATCATGGTTGGGAATGACCGCCAGTCATACGGCTGGTACACCTACGGAAGTATCACGATGCGGGATATCGAAGAAACTGACGGGGAGGACGAAGAAGATGACGAACGGTGAAATCATCCTGCGGGAATCGTTGGAACTGCTGAAGCAAGGGGTGCTGAAACCCACGGGGCGGGTATTTATCCAGGAATTACCGGACGGGAAGGAAGTAGAACTCCCGGAACCGGAACCCATTCACACCTATAACGGCTGGAAGGATCTGGGCTATCAGGTCAAGAAGGGCGAACACGCCAAAGCAACATTCCCTATCTGGAAATATTCCGGGAAGAAAGGGGAAGGCGAGGAAGCGAACGGTGAAACGGAAGCAGGCGGAAAATGCTGGATGCGGAAAGCGTTCTGGTTTACCTTTGACCAAGTGGAACGGGTATCATAAAGACAGACCGAGCCGGGGCGGTATATCCCCGGCATAATCGGGCATTGAAAGTTGATTGCGATATATGATACACTTGTAATCAGGAGGGGAATATATTGGATAAAAAGGAACGGAAGGCCAGGTATGATATGGAATATGCCCGGAAGAATATCCGCAGGAAGGAAATTCCATTCAACCTGACCCAGCCGGAAGATGCCGAACTTTTCCGGCATCTGGAAAGTCAAGGTAACGTCACGCAGTACATCAAAGACCTGATTCGGAAAGAAATGGAGGTGGCTAACAATGGATAATCATATCACAATGGAATCATTCGGGGCTGATCTGCCGGACAACTGGGAAGAAATTGCCGCTGAACTTAACAAAATTATTGATGAACGTGGAATCGCTGATGATCATGATGCAGTAAACGAATTGTGGGACGAATATATGTCACGGCTGAACCCCGATTGAACCCCAAACGGGGTTCTTTTTTTCTATTTTTTCCTCCGATTCTGGCAAAAGGAAAACCCCGGAATCTTGTTCTTCCGAGGTTTTGGCAGTGGCTCAAATAGGACTCGAACCTATGACACTCCGGGTATGAAGCGTGAATTGCCTGGAATCTCCCGCCATTATTTATCAACGATCTCCGGCTTTGCATTTTTGTCCTGAACCCCATTTTGAACCCCAATCAGCCGGTTTTTGACCTTTTCCCGTTCCTGTTCTGAACGATCTTCCGAAACGCTGTCATAAACCTTCAGAATCATATTTGCATCTGCGTGGCCCATCCAGCGGCGGCAGGTATTCAGTTCAACGCCGGAATCCCGGCACATAACACAGAAAGCGTGGCGTAACGTATAAGGAACGATATCAAAATTAATCCATTCTGGAAGCTTCCCTCCGGCTTCCAGAATTTTTTTATGTTCTTTCGTCCGACCATACCAGCGTTTCTGGATTCCGTTTATAGCGGTTTCCATGCTAAACACATAGGATCTCCACGCCGTTTTCCACGTCTGGATTGTTACCCGTTTCCCGTGGGCGGACGTTATCAGATACCCGTGTTTGCTCTTTAACGCCTGTTTTAACGGCGGGAAAAGCGGTATCTGTCTATTACTCCATTCCGTTTTTCCTTCCTCTGTATAGGCGTATTTTTGCGCGTTATCGGGATCAATATGTGCGGTTTCCCTGACCGTGATTATATCGTTCTTGAAATCAACATCCCGGTCAATGTCTATGGCTTTCATTTCCTGCGGACGAACCCCGGCATAAAGCATCGTCATAACCGCCGGCCATGCCCGGTGATCCGTGCAAAGGGTTTCTATCCATTCCCGCTGTTGTCTTGAAAGTTTCCGTTCCTTCGGCTTATTCCCTTTCTGCGGTTTTGCGGTTTTATCCCGTGCCGGGTTGGATCGGCATAGCCCATCGGCAACGGCTGAATCAAAGAGGGCAGAAAAAAGCTGTTTGGCTGCTTTCAGATAGGAATTGGATAGGCCTTTATACTGGACGGAATACACCTGTTTAATGTCGGAAGGGACAACGGAATCAATCTGTTTATCCCCGATTTCGTCAATAAGATGCTGAAGGTGGATCGCAAGGCCGGTATATGTCTTGTCGGCAACTTCCGGGAAGGAACGCCGGAGCCAGGGCAGGCCGTATTCCGTGACGGTCTGCCGCCGGAAACCCTTTTCCTGATTCCGGATATATTCATCACGGGCGGCAAACGCTTCTTCCTCTGTCCGTCCATAAAACGGTATATCATGATATTTGCACCTGAACCGTCCGTCTTTACGCCGTTTTAGGTGTTCCTTTTTTTTTCGTGGCATTGGCTCACTCCGCTTTCGTCAGGATGAAGTAATACCCAAAGGAGGCTTTCCCCAGAGAAAAGACAATCCCCGGAATGGATGAATCATTTTCCATTTCGTGACCGCCACGGGCCAACAGAAAGCGGTATAGAATTGGGTCATAACAACTTGCCCCGGTTTCTATTCCGCAGAACGAATAACAGCCGGTGACGCATTGCGCCAGAAATTCATCTGTTTCGGAATCCGAAAGGCAAACACAAGAAAACGCAGTGACGGAACCTTCCCGGACGGTAAACACGCAATGAATATTTTCCGTTACCTTAAAAGTGAAATGTGTTTCTATTTCCTTTTCGTCTGTTTCCGGGGTTCCTGTGATTTCTTTTGCGGAGGTCAGATAACAATATTTGTTATGATCGAACACATAGAAATCAAGGTCAGATTCGGCGCAGGCCGGGGCGGTTGTAGCGATTACGGCGGCGGTAACGATGACAGCAACCCTTTTCATAACACCACTTCTTCCTTAAAAAAGGCGGGTATATCCGACGGCCAGCCCGTGAATAATAACCACACTATCCTGATCTGTACGTATATACATAGGCGCATAAGCAGCATTTTCTGCAACAAGTACAAGCCCTTCCGGCAGCAGGCGGTAAACGTGTTTTAGTGTGGCTTGCCCGTCAATACTTACGGCGGCAATCTGTCCGTTTTCTACTTCCGGTTGCCTCCGGATCAGAACAATGTCCCCGTCTTTAAAAGTAGGTTCCATTGAGTCCCCTTTACATATCAGGGCAAAATCAGCCCGGATTCCGTCCGGAACATCCGCATACCCTTCTATATTCTCTTCTGCGGTTATCGGGGTTCCGCAGGCGATTTCTCCGATGATCGGAACGGCATTCCGCTGGATCGGTATATATATCGGATCATACCCGAGAATGGTTGCGTTATCCACCCCGAATATCTCCGAAAGTTTTTTCAAACGTTCCCCGGAAGGGTTTTTCTTTCCGTTTTCCCAATCGCTGACGGTTGGATGAGATACCCCGGCGAGAATAGCCAACTCTTTCTGTTGTAGCCCCGCCCTGATGCGCAATTCACGAACACGGTTCATTATATAGCCCCTCCCTATTTATTATAAGCTAATATTAGCAAATAAACGGAAAATCATAAAGAAAAAAATATTAGCTAAATTTCATTTGCCTATTTACTTTTTGCTAAATTTAGCTTATAATCATTTTCGGGATTAATTAAGGCTGATTTCAGCTAATAGAAAGGAGGGTAGGAAGTGAGATACATGAACGGGCTGAAAATCCGTGCCGCCAGGGAAAGAAAAGGGATGACCCTTGCACAGCTTGCTGAAAAGGTCGGCAAGACCGCCCCTTATCTTTCGGATATCGAAAGAGGGAACCGCCGGGGCAGCTATGCAACGCTCGAAAAGATTGCACGGGTGCTGGAAATTCGGGTTGAAGAAATCTGGGAGGTAGCCTGATGGAACGGCTTGTCACGGTTCGGGATATACGGGAACGATACGGATGCACGAACCCGACAGCCCGGAAGTATCTGAGGCAGATGTTCCATTATGAAAACCCGTTGACCGCCCCGGAATGGGCGTTGCGGGAATGGGAAGCGAACCGGGAACGGATGCCGGACGGGATCGGAAACCGGCGAAAAGCGGAAATAACCAAACGAAAGGACACGGGGCGGGTTATCGTCCCGAGAAAGAGGGGCTAACAATGAACGGATGGCAGGTACAGGCCATGGTGGAAGCTGCGGCTATGCGGGAATGGGAAAAGATTAACGCGCCAGACCCGGCGGAAGCGCAGATGAAGGAAGCATCAAAGATGATCCGTAGTGGCCTCGATCAGATTGACAGCGGCCTGGACTGGCTGAATGATGCGGCGGTAATCCTCGGGGATACTCCGATGGAGGACAAGATACGATCATTCATAGACTCTTTTGAAGCGTTGGCGATTGACTTGGGGATGCTTAATAAGCACTACGAAAGGGGGGAAAGGGAATGAAACGGCTTCCGATGATACTTGCCATTCTGACACTGGCGGCTATGGTTGCCATCAACCTTACATGGGATTTCAGCCCGGAACCGGATGTTGTCTATCCGATGTGTAACCAGCGGATTGAATGGGACTAAAAAAGCCCCGCAAAGCGGGGCGGTAAATCGAAGGGCTAACAACGACCACCGAAACTATTATAACATGGCAGAAAACGAAACGCAAGGAGGAAATCATGAGCGAATTAAAAATGGAGATGCCGGCAGAAAAGGAAACCGTGGATTTACTACCGGTTGAAGGGGACATTGAAGCTGACCAGTTGATAAAGGAAATCCGGGAAGCGGAAGAAACTAAAGCTTTCTGGAAGTCCTATTATCAGGAAAAGCTGAAAGAGGTCAATGAATCTTGCGATCTGATTATCAGCAACAATAAACAGCGGTTGAGGATGTATTTTGATTCCGTCCCGCATAAAAAGACCGCAACGCAGGAGAAATATCCGCTCCCGTCCGGGAAATTGGTTTTGAAGGATCAGGAACCGGATTATGACAGGGACGATAAGACGGTTATCAATTTCCTTAAGGCCAACGGCGGGGAAAAGTATATCAAGATCAAAGAAGAACTTGACTGGTCTGGACTGAAGAAAACCCTGTTGATTGCCGGGGAAACTGCCGCCAATGAGGACGGTATCCCGATTCCTGGCATTAAGGTGATCGAACGTGACCGGGCTTTTACGATTGAGAAATAAGAAGGAGGGCTAACAATGAAGTATTCAGATATTGATAAGGTCAACGGCGAAATCAAAATGCTGGACCTGAAGGGAAAAGATTACGCCATGGTTCCGGAACGGGTAACGGCTTTCCGGAAACTGTTTCCGGAAGGTTTCATCACGACAAGCATCCTCAAGCTTTCCGATGATGGAACTATCGTGATCATGAAGGCGGAAGCCGGATATTACCGGGAGGACGGGAGCCGGGTTGTTCTGGGTTCCGGGACGGCGAAGGAAGTACAGGGAAAGGGCATGGTCAACGGCACTTCCCATATTGAGAATTGCGAAACCTCCGCAGTTGGCCGGGCTTTGGGTATGATCGGCCTTGGGTTGAACGGCGGGGGCATCTGTTCCGCAGAAGAGCTTGTAAACGCCATTACGGCGCAGAAACAGATGCGGGAAGAAAATCCCGTCCAGAAACCTGGACAGGCCGAGAAGGGGCAATTTCAGCCCGAGAAACAGGATTCCCAGCCGAAAGCTATTGTTGGAACGGTGGATAAGGTGCCGCAGACTCCGGAAACGCCGGAGGAAAAACCGGAGGTTTCCCCCGTTCAGGCTTTCCTGCTGGCCCAGATGAAAGCCTTGCGGGAAGCCCGTGGGATTAGTCCATCGAAGAACAATACGCTTTTCGCCGGACAGCGGAAAGCCCTGATTGATGCCGGTCTTACACCGGACAAAGATCTGAAGGACTACACGATGCAGGAAGCTGAAAGTCTTATCCAGATGATGTATGAGAAGTTCGATCCTGAAGGGCTGGAAATTAAGGCATGAAAGGCAAGTTAAAGGAGATTCTGCCGCTTTCGGGTGGTGAGTGGTTAGTATCATTTACCACCCGGGAGCATCCCGGGAAGCTGTTTGACCGGCTGAAGGGGTTCCTGCTGGATATCGAAATGCAGAGGGCAGATAAGAAGCGGAGCCGTGACGCAAACGCCTTCTGCTGGGCTCTCTGTTCGGATATCGGAAAGGCGATCACCCCGCCGATTGACAAAGAGGACGTTTACCGGAAAGCCATCAGGGCGGTTGGGGTTTTTACTCCGGTAACTGTAATTTCGTGGGACGTGGAAACGATCAAAAGCCGGTGGAGTTCTCACGGGGTCGGATGGTTTCTGGACGTGGTAGATGATGCCGGCATCGGAAAGAAGCTGATTCACCTGTATTACGGAAGTTCAACCTATTCGGTCAGAGAAATGCGGTCGCTTCTGGATTGGCTGATAGATCAGGCCGAACAGATGGAAATCCCGATTCCGATATCACGGAACGAGGAAGAAAGGTTGCTGACGCAATGGGGAAAAGCGTTATCCAGAAGGTCGAAGCCTGCTACTTCTGCGGAAGGATAAACGATCTTGAACGGCATCACATCTTTGCCGGAACCGCAAACAGGCCGATATCCGAAAAATACGGACTTTGGGTTTATCTCTGCCATAACTGCCATACCGGGAAAGCCGGGGCGCAGTACGACAAGGAAAAGAATCTGAAGCTGAAGCGGGAAGCGCAACGGACTTTTGAAAAGGATCATTCACGGGTTGAGTGGATGAACCTTATCCGAAAGAATTATCTGGGATAAAGGAGGGCTAACATGAACCAGTATAAAGCGATCCTGGATTATCTGGAAGCACACGGAAGCATAACCCCGATGGAAGCTTTTAGCAATCTGGGAATCACGAAACTGTCAACCCGGATATCTGAAATGATTCGCCGGGGGCATAAATTTAGGAAGATTCCGACAGAGGGCAAGAACCGCTATGGTGAACCCGTCCGGTATATGCGTTATGAAAAGGCGGTGTAACGGATGCGGTCACATTTGAAGGTCTATTTTGATTTCGAAACAAAGGCCGGGGAATACACGGACGAAGAAAAGGGCAGGTTACTGCTGGCAATGCTCCGATACGCAAAGGACGGAACGGAAGGAACCCTGACCGGAAATGAAAGGTTTGTTTTCCCGGTATTCAAGGCGCAGATTGATGAAGATATTAAGGCCTATGAAACGAAGGTTGCGAATGGTTCCCGTGGCGGCAGACCGGTTATGAACAGAGAACCTGAAGAAACCGAAATAAACCGAAATAAACCGGAAGAAACCGAAAATAACCAAACCGAACCGGAAGAAAGCGAAATCCCCAAGAAAGAAGAAAAAAGAAAGAAGAAAGAGGATAGAAGAGATATCTATTTCGACCGTTTCTGGGAATCCTATCCACGGAAAGAAGCAAAGCAGACCGCAAAGAAAGCGTTTGAAAAGCTGAATCCTGATGAAACCCTTTTGCAGACGATGCTGGAAGCAATCGAACGGTCTAAAGGGACGGCGCAATGGCGGGAAGAAAACGGAAGATTCATACCACATCCGGCTACATGGATCAATCAGCGGAGATGGGAAGATGAAGTAAAGGGAGGGACGGGCAATGCAGGATATGGAAGCGGTAGTCAAGCACCTGATGGAAAAATACGGTCAGCATACAGTTTCCTCGATGCCGAAAGCGTATAAATGCGAAAAATGCAAGGATACCGGCTGGCTGGATATGGGAAATTATACCGTTGCAAAATGTTCCTGCCGCCTTGCCAGGGAAGCGGAAGAACGGATGCGGAGAAGCGGACTTGCGGAAGCCCTGGACACCCAGACCTTTGACAGCTTCCAGATTCGGACGGAAGTTCAACGGAGAATTAAGGAAACCGCAGAAAGATATCTTTCTGACCTTCTGGGGAATCCGAAAAGCCCCCGCAGGCCGTGGCTTTATATCGGCGGGAACCCGGGAAGCGGAAAAACGCATATCTGTACGGCGGTATGCGGCGAACTGCTGAAAAAAAATATCGGAGTTCGGTATATGCAATGGCTGGACGTTTCCCGGAAGTTGAAAGCATCTGTGAATGATGACGATTTCGAGGATGAGGTTGCGGATTATATCAACGTTTCTGTTCTGTATATTGACGATTTACTGAAACAGAAGTATTCCCCAAACCCCGTTTTTTCGGAAGCGGATATCAAGATTGCGTTCACGATCCTCAATGCCAGGTATATCCAGAATAAACCGACAATCATTTCATCTGAATGGGATCTGATAAACCAGCTTTTGCCGGCTGATGAAGGGGTGTTTTCCCGGGTCTATGAAAGATCGAAGGGGCACTGGCTGACGATTGAACGGACACCGGAAAACAATTTCCGGCTGGCGGTATAAGGAGGACGGAATGAACAAGTATCACGCCAGAAAATGGGAACTGGGTGGAATGACGTTCGACAGTCAGAAGGAGGCCCGGAGATGGCAGGAATTGCGGTATCTGCTCCGGGCGGGGGTTATCTCCTGCCTGGAACGGCAGACCCCGTTTGAACTGATTCCGGCGCAGAAGGACGAATCCGGAAAGCTGCTGGAAAGGGCGGTCACGTACAGGGCAGATTTCACGTATCGGGATGAACGTGGAAATTATATTGTGGAAGATGTGAAGAGTGAGGCAACCAGAACCCGGGAATACATTATCAAGCGGAAATTGATGTTGAGGGTTTACGGCATCAGGATCAGGGAGGTATGAAATGCGAAGGGCTAAATCAAGCCGTGAAATGCGCCGGCAGAAACAACGACAGGACAGGAACACGTTGGCAGAAATCCGGCTGACCCCACAGGAAGAACTGCGGCTGAAGTTCTTCCGGAACGGGATCACCGAAAAGGATGTGCAAAAGGCGTATGAAAAAGGGACGCAGGACGGACGGAGGTTTGCAGAGGATTTCGCTTTCCATACGATCTATGCTGCATTCCTTATCACCATGATTGATAAGCACGGAATGGATGCAGATGAAGCCGTTGATCTTCTGATTGAAATGGATCATCAAGTGGTTGTTTGCGTAGAAGATCAGGAATTGGTAAATGAAGCCTATGAAAAGACCGGCGTTGAACTGCATTGGGATGATGCGGTTGGACGGATAGAAAGAAAGGGGTAAAAGAAATGCAGTCATTAACAATTATCGGAAACCTGACCCGTGACCCGGAAACCCGGATAACGACAAGCGGAAGCACGGTTTGTTCCTTCACCGTGGCGGTAAACCGCCGGAAAAAGGTATCCGGACAGCCGGATACGGATTTCTTCCGGGTATCTGCCTGGAATAAGCTGGGCGAAAACTGCCAGAAATTTCTGGCGAAAGGCCGGAAGGTCTGCGTTGTTGGATCGGTTACGGCTCACGCCTACACGACGCAGGACGGGAAAGCGGCGGCAAGCCTTGAAGTGATGGCGAATGACGTTGAGTTCCTTTCATCGAAGGGGGAAGCGGAAAGCAATTCCGCAACGGATGAAAACGGATATACACAGGTTGAAACGGACGATCTGCCGTGGGGGACTCGATAATGGATATCAAAGAAAAGGTTCCTGTTTGCGAACTGCTGGCTGGTCTTGCGGAAGAATGTTCCGAACTGGCGCAGGCCGCTTTGAAACTGCGGCGGTGCTATGACGGAACGAACCCGACACCGGCAGACCCGGATAACCAGTATGAATGCCTGCTTGAGGAAATCGGGGACGTGGAACTGTATCTGGATCAGCTTTCGATCAATCGGGCGGTCATCCTGGATTATAAAGCAATGAAGCTGGATCGTTGGAAAAAGCGGTTGGGAGGAACAGAAAAATGACTAAACGGAAGGATAACCCCGCAAAGGCGTTTTTAAGGCGGTATATTGCCCTTTCAGGACGTGTGGATGCGCTTTCCCTTGCGATTAGTCAGGCGATGGAAAGAGCCTTTAATACAGGCGTTTCTTTGCGGGAAATAAAGGTCTTGTCATCGCCTGCGGAACACGATCCAATGGCAAGGGACGTTGCAACCGCTGTGGATTCCTGCGAAATCCTTTACAAGTATAAAGGGGAAGCGGAAGCGGCTTTGCGGGATATCCTTTCAGCTATTGATTCCCTGACGGACGAACGGCAGAAGGAAATCCTGACTATGCGGTATGTAGCCGGGATGGGGTTCAGCGATATAAAGGAGAAAATCCATTACGAAGATACCCAGATGTATGTTATTCACGGCAGGGCATTGGTGGAAATCAATAAATGGCTGGATCAGAATCAAATAGCCGCTAAAGCTGTTTAAGCAGGCCGAGAAGCCTGCGGAAGATCATGCCAGGGGAATTTACCGGGGAACCGGCAGAAGCGGCGAGAACAGGCAAAGAACAGGAAAGAAGGGCTAATAACATGGCAATGGAAGATTCACGGAAAAGCGGAAAGCGGTGGAACAATTGGAGAAGCGATATGCGACCAATGCGGGGAATCTACTTATGCAACGGCGGTTAAAGGCGATTTGAATTACTGCCCGAATTGTGGAGCAAAGATGACGGAAGGTTGGTGAAGTGAAATGGACGTTCAAATTCATGAATGTCATCGAAACAATCTATGTTTTGAGTGTGATGATAAAAAGTGTTTGCACGCAGGAGAACTGATTGCTGATTGCCCGTTTTGGAAGTGCAACAGGGAATGTGATCAGTTTGAGGATTGCGAATCCTGTGAACCTTTGAAACAGATCCATAAGGAATGTAGGTGAAGTGGAATGATACTTAAATATTTTGTTATACAACGGCTTGATGACGGCAAGTGGACAAACTGCTCATGTAAATATTTTCTTCAGGGCATAAAAGGTGCCTTGAGACAATACAACTATGAAAAACTCAAGAATCCACATCTGATACTACGCATCGTATGGAGCAAAGAGGATGTGAAGTGGGAATGAAAGTGCGAACAGCAAAGAAACGGATTCACCGTCATATCAGCTGGTTTGCCAGACATAAGATTCCGAAAGCCTTTGCGAACGGGAAAGATAGACGGGCGTGGGTTAAGGAAATTAGCGATTATCATATTATGAAAATAAAAAGGCGGCGAAGGAAAAATGAAAAGCTTTGAAGAAATCCTGGCAGATAAGCGGTTTCAAGGAAAGGAAAAGACGATTGATGGCGGTTCCGGTTGGGTGACCATCCGGGGAAAGACGTTGGGCGTGATTTATTCGAACGGCTGCGGCTGGGATCATGTATCTGTCAGTACACCGAACCGATGCCCGACATGGGACGAAATGTGTATTATCAAGGATATGTTCTTCCGGGAGGACGAATGCTGTGTAGAATATCACCCAAGGAAGCAGGATTATGTGAATGTGCATAACTACTGTTTGCATATATGGAAACCGCAGAATGTAGAAATTCCGACCCCGCCGAAATTCTTTGTATAACAGCGGAGTAAAACGGAGTAAAAATTATGATATCATTATACTGCCCCACAGGGGCAGAAAAAACGATCATTCACGCATTGGAGGCATACTGTGTCTATGAATGAAAAATGTTGGATTTGCGGAGCGGATGTCTATTCAAGTTATGAGTCTACCGATGTAATGTCAGGGAGATTCTGCCGGGTTCATTGGAATGAGCATTGCAAGTCATACAGGAAAACGGTAGATGAATATCTGAAGTTGAAAACGGCGGTCATGTTTGAACGGGCTATGCGGAAAATTGATAATTCCGGTATATCCATGACGGATATTAAACGGGAAGCGCAAGCAGTCCAGAAACATTCGATTGACTGTCCAGAATCCTACAAAAGCTCAGATGAAATGATAGCGGCTGTTATTATGTTGAAAGCCGGATATGATTTTGAGCTGAATTACAAGATCGGGAAATACATTGTTGATATGTATCTGCCGGATTTGAAGCTGATAGTCGAGGTTGACGGAGATCGGCACGAACACCGCTGTTTATACGATAGCAAACGGGATGTTGAAATCCGAAAGCAACTTGGCGAAGAATGGGAAATAATCCGGATTCCTACACAGTATATTGAACAGAATCCGGCGAAACTTCCTGATGCTGTTCTGGCCTTGGCGAAGCAGAAAAGAAGCATCAGGAAGAAGAACGGCGGCTTTCTTCCGCAGAATTACTCAAAGCGTGAAAAAGCCTTATACAGAAAAGCTATGGTATCCGAAATAGCGAATGTTTCGGTATAGCATAGATGTTTTCCTCCTTGACCTGCACCGGAAGTGGGCGTGGCTTCCGGTGCTTTCTTATGCTCACAATTTACGGTGTCCATTCGGGGTAGACCTTCCTCCGGGTGAAGGGAATCAGCGATAAAGATGGCGGGGCGGCTGATGTTATTTTAGAAGGTCATGAAAGGAAGGTCAAAGCATGGAAAAATTGCAGATCGTATATCTGCCGCCGGGGGAACTGAAACCATACGAAAAGAACGCCCGGCCTTCCTGCTTATATGTTCCCCTTTACATGGTGATAATATGGTGATATAATCACCACAGAAAGGGGGTTTTTACATGAGCGACATTATGAACGATTACACGCTATATTGTCACCTTTTCCCGAATGGAAAGCGATATATCGGAATAACACGCACTTCACCGGAAAAACGATGGTCTGATGGCAAAGGGTACAAGGAACAACAGAAGATGTCCCGTGCGATTGAAAAATATGGATGGGATAATATTGAACACCAGATAATAACTGATGGATTAACACGGGAACAGGCTGAACGGCTTGAAATGTACCTGATAGATGCACTTGATACCATCGAGTGCGGCTATAACGCAACAATAGGCGGCAACAGGG